CAAACCCGTATAATGCACGTAAACCGTGGCAACAACAAGAAAGAAAAAAATCTTTAAGTGCTGCCGAAAGTTTGTATTACCCGGAAGATGATGAAGAACCTCAACAGCAGAAGGCTACCCGACGAAAGGCCCCTTCTACTGAAAATGAACCCAGCACTAATTATAAAAAGCGTTATGATGATTTAAAGAAACATTATGATCAAAAGCTTTCTGAATTTAAACGAACAGAGCAAGAACTAAGGGAACAGGCTAGAGAAGCCGAACCCCAATATCAAGCTCCTAAGTCTCAAGAGGACTTAAATCGTTTTAGAAAAGAATATCCTGATTTGTATGATACGGTAGAAACTGTAGCTCATATGAGGAGCCAACAAGAAGTAGAAGCATTGCGGTCTAAGCTTTCTGTTATTGAACAACGGGAATCAGAAATTGCAGCGCGAGAAGCTGAGTCAGCTCTACAGGAACGTCATCCTGACTTTGATCAAATCAGAGGAGATGATGGCTTTCATGAGTGGGCGCAGGAGCAACCTGAGCAAATACAAGACTGGATTTATAATAATCCTAATAATGTTACTTTAGCCGTTAAAGCGTTAGATCTTTATAAGTTAGAAACTGGGAAAGGACGTAGTACTCAAAAAAGACGTTCAAATCGTCAGCAGGGAGGTTCTGCGGCAGACATGGTATCTACTAAAACAACCAATGTAGATGCTAAAGAAGCTAAGATTTGGACAGAAAGTGAAATTGCGAAAATGTCCCTAGACCAATTTGACAGGGTTGAAGATGAAATCAAGCTTGCAATGGAAGAGGGAAGGGTTCGTAGAGGATAATCTTTTCTACTTAGGAGTAATATAATATGGCTTATAACCAATCAGACCAATTTTTCGAACAAAGCACAGACACCAACGGTAACTTTGGTAATTCAGTATCAGGTCAAACAAACTCGTTTTTCCTACCCAAAGTATATTCCAAGCAGGTACTTAACTTCTTTAGGAAGTCTTCGGTAGCAGAAGCTATTACGAACACTGACTATGCTGGTGAGATCTCTAGCTTTGGCGATACGGTACGGATCATTAAAGAACCTACCATTACTGTTTATCAGTATGAGCGTGGTGCAGATGTAACGCAGACTAAATTAACCGACCAAGAAATTACTTTGGTAGTTGATACTGCTAACGCATTCAAGTTCATCGTTGATGATATTGAAACAAACATGTCGCATGTAAACTTCCGCGATGTAGCAACCTCTTCAGCAGCTTACGCTTTGCGTGATGCTTTTGACGAAGGCGTAATTGCTAAAATGATCGCAGGTGTTTCTGCTGCAAGCCCGAACCACATCCTTGGTTCTGACAGCGCAACTGACCTTGCTGGCGGTACTTTTGACGGTACTGGTAACTTGGACATTGGCTTTGCTTCAGGCGAGCATGATCCTATTGACGTTCTTTCTCACATGGCTCGTCTCCTTGACGAAGCTAATGTTCCTGAAGAAGGTCGCTGGTTCTTGGCTAATCCAGAGTTTTATGAAGTCCTTGTACAAAGTTCTTCTAAGCTCTTGTCAGTGGACTACAACGCTGGTCAGGGTTCCATCCGTAATGGCTTGGTAAGCTCTGGTAAGCTTCGTGGTTTTGACATGTATAAGACTAACAACATTGCTGCAACGTCTAACGCTGCTGGTCAATGTCTTGCTGGTCACATGTCTTCTACAGCTACGGCTCAGACGATTACCAGCACAGAAGTAATTCGTGACCCAGATAGCTTTGGTGACATTGTACGTGGTCTTCACGTATACGGTGCCAAGGTACTGCGACCAGACGCTCTGGTTTCAGCTTTCTACGGAATCGACTAATAGGAGCGGGGGTGTAAAAGCCCCCAATCTTTTATAAGGAATTATACATGCCTCAAATAGGTAATAACGATAATCCAGTAATGTTTAGGAAAGCGATTGTATCTAAGGATAGTCGTTTTCGTAAGGGTTTTGATAAAGACAAGTATCAAGAAAACTATAATCGTATCTTTGGCAATAAGACAGAATTAGAAATAGCTAGGGAGAACTCTAAAACTTTTAGCATGGAGCAAGAATAATATGCCTACAAAATATAAACAAAAAGGAAGACCCAAAGATTTTACAGGCGGTGATTTTTATAAACGCTCTAAAAATAAAAAAATGATGGGCGGTAGTATGGCAGAAACTATGCAAGGTCAGATGAAAAAGAAAATGGCTGAACCTCGCGGTGGCTATGCTCATGGTGGTAAAGCTATGGGCAGTAAAGCTGATATTGCTGCTATGGAGAAATCTTGTAGTGCGATGGCTGGTAAGAATAACAGCGTAGCTTACTGATGAAAGTAGACGCCCCTAAAGGATACCATTGGATGAAAGCAGGAAAGTCTTTTAAAATTATGAAAGACCCTAAAGATGGTTTCAAACCTCACAAAGGCGCAAGTAAATCGGTCGATTTTCCAATTAAAAAGGCACACTAATAATGGCAACATTTCTTACGTTAACAAATGAGTTACTGCGAGAGCTGAATGAGGTTGCCTTAACTTCAGCTACTTTTGCAAATGCTATTGGTGTTCAGCAACACGCTAAAGACTGTATTAACAGGGGCTATCTAGACATTGTTAACGAAGAACCTCAGTGGCCTTTCTTAGCTACTGATGAAAGCGGTTCTACAGATCACATGTACGGAAATGCGTATGTAGAAACAGTAGCTGGTACTCGCTGGTATGAGCTAAAGCCCTCTTCTAGCAGCGTAACAACTGATTATGGTTACATTGATTGGGATAATTTCCTGCTAACAACTGTTGGCGTTTCTGGCGAAGAAGCCCCACACACTATCCGTAACATAAAGTTTACAACTACTGAAGAGTGGAAAGACTTTTTTAGAGTTTCTCAAAACAAAGATGCTTCAGACACTCAACAGTATGGTGTCCCTTCTCGCGTAATACGCAGCCCAGACAGCCGTAAGTTTGGCCTAAGCGCCATCCCTGATAAAGTATATCGTATTTGGTTTTATGCTTATGACCTTCCTACAGAGCTTGATGCCTTTGGAGATGCTATTGTATTTGCAGACACTTACAAGCCTGTGCTGTTAGCAAGGGCTAGATACTACATGCACCAGTTTAAAGAAAATTCACAGGCTGCTGCATTTGCTTTAGAAGATTACAAGCGTGGCTTAAAGCTTATGCGCCTTCATCTTATGGAACCAGCTCCCGGCTATTTCAAAGATGACAGAATGAGATTTGTTTAATGTCTCAGCCTTGGGGATATTCTTGTAAAGGCGGTTTAAACGTCAATCTAAATCAGCTTGAAATGCTTCAGCAGCCGGGACAAGCTATTAAGCTTCGTAACTTTGAAGTAGATCCTGACGGTGGCTATAGGCGTATTGATGGCTTTACACTATTAGGTGACACAAAACCAAACGGTAGTGAAGCAGTATTAGGCATGGCTGTTTATGCCGATGGCGTTATTGTCTGTTCAGGTACTGGTATATTCTTTAGTGTTGACGGTGAAGATACTTGGCTACAGCTTAACAAAGCTTCTGTAGCTTCTAGCGGTGATAACTATAGTGCCTTTACAGGTCGTTCAGTTGCTGCTAGAACTAGCCAAGGCCGTTGTACCTTTGCAACCTACGAAGGTACTTCAGATTACGGAGAAATTGTAATCTGTGATGGGGTCAATGAGCCGTTTTTATTTCAAATGACAGGTACTGGTGGTTTAGAAACACGTACTTTTTTTGCTAAAGAGATTACTGTAAGCGGTACTATAAGCCCCGCAATAGCAGTTATACATGATAAACACCTTGTGGTTGCTGGTGATTTGTCATCTAAAAATATTATTTACTATAGTGGTACAAATGACATTGATAGCTTTAGCAGTACAGGATCAGGCAGCGTAGTAATTTCTGATGCTGTTGTAGGACTAGCAAGCTTTCGTGGCGACCTTATTATATTTTGTAAAAACAGTATTCAGAAGCTTTCTAACATTAACAGTTCTGCTAACGTAGCAGTTACGCCTATTACAACTAACGTAGGTTGCTTATCTCACGGAAGCATACAAGAAATTGGCGGTGATATTCTATTCTTAGCTCCAGACGGTGTACGTACTGTAGCAGGTACAGCGCGTATTGGTGACGTAGAGTTAAGCTCTGTTAGTAGGCAAATACAAAAAATATTAAAAGATGTAGCGGCTAACTCTGGCTTTATTATCACAAGTGCAGTTTTAAGGAGTAAGTCTCAGTACAGATTATTTTATAGTACTAATACTGAAAGCCCTTCAATTGCTAAAGGCATTGTAGGTACTCTAACCTCTAATGGTTTTGAATGGTCAGAAACAGTAGGAATTCAAGCACTAGGCATTATTTCGGATCTAGATTCAGACGGCGTAGAGCAGGTATATCATGGTGATAAAGATGGGTATATTTATAACCATACAGCAGGTACTTCTTTTTATAATGCAGGAGTGGCTA